GGATGCGGCGGCTCTTCGAAAAAGGTCGGGTGCGGCGGGCTTCCCCGGAAGCCCCCACCCACCTAACTCTTTTGGCCAGTTGAGCGGTAGCTTAGACTGGCGGTACATTCGGAAAATCTTCTTGTGGATTCGTTCTGCGATTCGACGGACCGTGTGTGCCCTTTCTGGGTTGTCGGAGTTCCTATGGCACTCCCACAACACAGAGGGCAAGACTGCCCACCCCGGTAGGAGTTCTGCGCGTCGAATTGCGCTCCTCCCCTGGGCTTGCCGTTTTGCCCCTACGAGTGCGGATAGTTTTACTCGGATCCGGTGTTGTAGCCGAAAGTAGCGGTACTCTTTGAGTCGCTTACTCTCGGTGACTGAACCGTTTCGAGATAAACTTGATGCATGGAACCTTGCGCGCTCGAGCGCAAATCCAAAGTCTGACAGGCGCTCGCCCTTCTGGTGGAGCTCTTCTAGGTCACGGTACGTTGCTGTACGCTCCGTGAGGAGGTAGAACTCTTCCAGGAAGACGAGTCCTTGCTTGGAGTAGTAGCTTTTGTTCGTATTAACTACCATTCCTAGCCCGGTCAGGTTCGACTCATAGTCCAACCTGTGCCTTTTAGTCCAGACGGCTGCGAAGTCATCCCCGCCGATGACATAGTAGCCGTAGTCACCATTGTGTGTGAGCCTTCTGTCTCTTCTATCTTGATCACGAGATGTTGACTTGGCTGCCCTTGCCCCGACCTTATTATCTAGGTCTGGACCTTGGTACCAGTTTGACACCGTGTCATGTTGCATTTTACATGCGTTGAAAGCACAGAATTCGTTGATCAGTGAGAGGATCGGCCATGTCAACGGGAGTCCCATAAGGATCCCCCGCGTCGTCCGTCCCAGGCGCTGGCCCTTCTTGTTGAGCACTACGCTCTGCGGTCCGACCAGTACCCGTCCAATCCTCCGGTATAAATCCGGAAGACGATCTCCCAACGCCTCAACCACCCCTTCCCATACCGCCTCTGCAACGGCGTGCGGGATCCAGTCTGATGCAGCCGATAAGTCTGTTGAGCTTAGCTCGAAGTCTTCGTCTTCTGCCCAGCGGGAGAGCCCCTTACGGAGTGCTCTCGCCGGTTCTTTCTGGCCTGATAGGGTTGCGCTGTGTGCTCCCATACGTTTCATCAGTCTTAGCATCATCTTGTTGATTCTCTGGCCCGTCACAACCAGAGAAGCCTCTGAGATCGTAGCAATGCGGAACTTCTGTCCGCGTTCTTCGATCACCAGAGGTGTACACCTTGGAAAACGGAG